CACTACATTGTTGGTCAAAAAATTCTAAATGACACGAATGAAATACATCTTATTAAGTATGATGTAGGCAATCAGTCGTTTAAGATTTACATAATCAACGAAGGAAATGAAGTAATTCTTTGGAAGGAATTCAATTCCACAATCCCTGTATCTGTAGAATACAATATAAACTACTGATGAAATCTCCATTCAACTTCATAGCGAAGCCCATGAATGGTAAAAGATACGACAACACTAGGAACATATCAGGGGTTGAACTAATTGTTAGTACCTCAGAGGAAGACCATAAGTTCTCAAATCGATATGCAGAAGTCGTAGAAGTACCATTAGGTTATGATGGACCAATCTCTAAGGGGGACACCCTATTGGTCCATCATAATGTATTCAAGTTTTATAATGACATTAAGGGTAATCAAAAAAGCGGTAGGTCTTTTTTCAAAAACGATTTGTTCTTTATAGAGCCCGAACAATTCTACCTATACAAAAAAGGTTCCACGTGGAACACTCATGATAGGTATTGCTTTGTTAAGCCTATAAAAGCAATAGACTCATACGTCAAGAAGCCATTCTCAGAAGAGCCACTAATGGGCGAGATGGTATATCCAAATGCCTATCTCACATCCCAAGGGGTCAAAGCAGGTGACTTGGTCTGCTTTAAGCCGGACAGCGAGTATGAGTTTACCGTAGATGAACAGAAGCTATACAGAATGTTTGACCACCAAATAACCATTATACTATGAATGTACTACTATTCGACAATGTTATCCAATCACCTGTAGATTACGTTAAAGACATCCTACACAATGACTTTGAGGACATCTATGATGGTGTAAACGTATTTAAGAACATACAGGCAAGGGACCATGATGATGAGTTTGCTTTGTTTGTAAAGGACTTATTCTCTGATTATTTCATCAAGTGGAACTTCGTTAGGAAGTCTCCATTGCATCAAGAAGAACCCAACTTCATTCATAAGGATGATATGATGGGTGATGTTACTGCGGTTTTATACTTGAGTGAGAATCATCCAAACACTGACGGAACTACACTATATGATGACAACGCTAAACCGGCTTGTGTGATTCATTCAAAGTTTAACAGGGCGGTTATGTTTGATTCCAATGTTCCTCATTCTAGGAACATATTTGAGAACTTTGGAGAAGAGAACAATGCTAGATTGATTCAAGTCATATTTCTTAAAAGGAAAAAATGAAAGACTCAAGGGAGATAAAGCTGAGAATAATTGAGGCAGGGTACAAGGCGGTCAACCACCTTGTGAAAGTAGCCGAGGAAGATATTGTGGGTACGGACTCTGACACAGATGTGTCTGCGGATAAGATGAAGAATGCAGCAGCGGCTAAGAAGTTAGCCATCTTTGATGCATTTGAGATACTGAGCAGGATTGAGCAAGAGAAAGAGAATTTAGATTCAATAGAGAAAGGGGTAAGTAAAACAGATACAAAACAAGGGTTTGCAGAACGAAGGTCAAAGTGATATATACAGGATAGTTGAGGACTATATTCCTAAAAGCGTCATTGTAAAAAAGAACATGACACGCTTGTGGAAGTATGGGTATCATGAACAGAATGACATGGTCATTATATCCAAGACCGGACAAATCGGAGATATTATTGAAATCTCAGGACTTAAGATTGCACTACCACTTGCCCCAAAACAGTGTCTTCAAAGACACGAAAAGAAATCTGAACAGTATTGGGGAAGGACTAGTTTACCCAAAGCTTTAGATAAGATTCAGTCAATATTCCAATGGAATGAGATGCCATCAGATTTTAAGGACAGGTGGGTTGATTACATTGAGCAAGAGTTTGACTATAGGGACAATGGTTTTTGGTTTATGAATAATGGGGTCCCCACTTACATTACAGGTTCTCATTATATGTATCTGCAATGGTGTAGTATTGACATTGGATACCCCGACTTTAGGGAAGCGAACAGGATATTCTTTATATTTTGGGAGGCATGCAAGGCTGACCCTAGGTGTTTTGGGATGATATACCTAAAGATAAGGCGTTCAGGATTCTCATTCATGTCATCATCAGAGTGCGTAAACATAGGCACTCTTGCCCGTGATGCAAGGGTTGGTATCTTATCAAAGACGGGTGCTGATGCCAAGAAGATGTTCACGGACAAGGTTGTTCCAATCAATAGTAGGTTGCCGTTCTTTTTCAAACCCGTCATGGATGGTATGGACAAGCCTAAGACTGAGCTTGCATATAGGGTTCCTGCTTCAAAGATTACAAAGAAGAACATGTACAACGCTGCTGATAGCAGTGTTGATGGACTTGATACCACAATCGATTGGAAGAATACTGAGGAGAACTCTTATGATGGTGAGAAGCTTTTATTCTTGGCACATGATGAGTCAGCAAAGTGGGTTAAGCCTAATAACATCCTAAACAATTGGCGTGTCACCAAGACTTGTCTTAGGTTGGGTAGCAAGATAATTGGTAAGTGCATGATGGGGTCTACCTCAAATGCACTTAGCAAAGGGGGTGATAACTACAAGAAATTGTACGAGGATTCTAGGATTGATAGTCGAAACGCAAATGGTCAAACCAAAAGCGGACTGTATTCATTGTTCATTCCAATGGAATGGAACATGGAAGGGTTTATTGACATCCATGGCATGCCCGTATTTAGAAAGCCTGACGCTCCGATATTGGGAGTTGATGGCGGTAAGGTGACAAATGGTGCTATAGATTATTGGGAGGCTGAGGTTGAGTCTTTGAAAGGAGATGCAGACGCTCTCAACGAATACTATAGGCAGTTCCCTCGTACCGAAAGCCACGCTTTTAGGGATGAGAGTAAGTCTTCAATATTTAATCTTACCAAGATATATCAACAGATAGACTACAATGACTCTCTCATTAGGGAGCATCACTTAACCAAGGGTTCATTCCATTGGAAGGACGGAGAGAAAGACTCCAAGGTTGTTTGGACTCCTGACACTAGGGGTAGGTTCTTGGTAAGTTGGATGCCAAACGCAAATCTTCAGAACAATGTAATTAAAAAGGGTGACATGAAGTTCCCCGGCAATGAGCACCTTGGAACTTTTGGTTGTGACTCCTATGACATTTCTGCGGTAGTTGGAGGCAGGGGGTCAAATGGTTCCCTGCACGGGATGACCAAGTTCCACATGGATGAGGCTCCCGTAAATGAATTTTTCCTAGAGTACATTGCTCGTCCGCAGACTGCTGAGATATTCTTTGAAGAGGTACTTATGGCATGTTGCTTTTATGGTATGCCAATCTTGATAGAGAACAATAAGCCTAGGCTTCTATACCATTTCAAGAACAGAGGTTATAGGAACTTCTGCCTCAATAGACCCGACAGGCATTATTCAAAACTAACAAAGACAGAAAGGGAGCTTGGTGGTATACCTAACACATCTGAGGATGTGAAGCAGGCACACGCATCAGCTATTGAGACGTACATTGAGAGGTACTTGGGTATTGATGTCACCGGTGTGTACAGGGACAATGACGAGATTGGAAGTATGCCATTCACTAGGACTCTTGAGGATTGGGCAAAGTTTGATATAAACGACAGGACTAAGTTTGATGCCTCCATTAGTTCAGGCTTGGCTATTATGGCTAACCAAAAGCACGTATATTTACCGGAGAAAAAAGAGTCGAAAATAAGTATTAATTTCGCTAGGTATACCAACAACGGCAGTTTAAGTCAAATTATTAAATGAATGGCGTGTTTATATAGACACATAAGAAAAGATATTAATGTTCCTTTTTATATAGGAATAGGTAAAAATATATCAAGAGCATATTCTATTACACATAGGAATAAGCATTGGACTTCTATTGTAAGTAAAACAGAATATGAAGTAGAGATTTTATTTGATGATATTGATTATGGTTTTGCTAAAGAAAAAGAAATAGAATTTATTGATATATATAAAAGAAAGGAAGATGGAGGTACTCTTTGTAATATAACAAAGGGGGGTGATGGTGTTTTAGGTCTTATGCATAATGACGAATCTAGAAAAAAAATGGGAGAGCCAAATAAAGGTAAAACCATTTCTGAGTGGCATCGTAAAAGAATATCTGAGTTTCACAAAGGGAAAAAAACATCTGAAGAAACTAAAAGGAAAATGTCTGAAAAGGCATTAGGTGAAAATAATCATAGATATGGTGTAAAGGCTAGTGAAGAGACAAAGCAGAAAATGAAAAATTCTGCTAAAAAAGGTAAAGAAAACTCATCATCAAAACTTACTGTTTCGGATGTTTTAAAAATAAGAGAATTGAATAAATTAGGAATTGGTCAAAGAAAAATAGCTGCTCAATTTGGTGTTGTAAAAAATACAGTAGCTTGTATTGTTAATAGAATAACTTGGAAACATATATGAAAGACGTTGTAATTAACATATCAGCTACAAGTTTTCCAGACCAATTTGCTACCGATGCGGAAAAGGCATCACTAGCTTACGGATTACAAGTTGGAAATTCCATACAGTATGAATGGTTCAGGAAGGACGGTAATCAGTGTAGGTATTACAACCAATGGAGAGACTTTCATCGGCTGAGGCTTTATGCAAGAGGCGAGCAGTCTGTTCAGAAATATAAGAATGAATTAGCGATTGACGGAGACCTTTCTTACCTAAACTTGGATTGGACACCTGTTCCTATCCTGCCAAAGTTTGTTGATGTTGTTGTTAATGGTATGTCTGATAGGTTATTTAAGGTTAAGGCGTATGCTCAAGATGCAATGTCTCAATCAAAAAGAAGCAAGTATCAAGACATGGTTGAGGGTCAAATGGCTGCCAAGGATGTTTTGACTACGATACAACAGTCTACAGGTGTTAATCCATTTATGATGGACCCTGAAGAACTGCCTCAAACAGATGAGGAGTTGTCTTTATACATGCAGCTTAACTATAAGCCTGCGATAGAGATTGCAGAAGAGGAAGCTATCAATACAATATTTGACGAGAACCACTACCAAGATACTAGGAAAAGAATAGACTACGACTTGACAGTTATTGGTATTGGTGTTGCAAAGCATGAGTTTCTTCCCGGTGCAGGAGTTGAGGTGTCTTACGTAGACCCTGCAAATATTGTCTACAGCTATACTGAGGACCCATTCTTCCAAGACTGTTTCTATTGGGGTGAGATAAAGACGCTTCCAATCACTGAGCTTCTAAAGATAGACCAAAGTCTAACGCCTGAGCAACTTCAAGAGATTTCAATGTATAGTCAGAGTTGGTACAACTACTATAATGTTGCACAATTCTACGAGAATAGTTTGTTCTATAGGGACACTTGTACATTGCTTTACTTCAACTACAAGTCCACAAAGAAAATAGTATACAAGAAAAAGATTCTTGAAGGCGGTGGTGCTAGGGTAATTGAGAAGGATGACACGTTCAACCCTCCCGTTGAGATGATGGAAGAGGGTAAGTTCGAGAAGATGGAGAAGACCATTGATGTATGGTACAATGGTATCATGGTTATGGGAACCAACATTATTCTTAAGTGGGAGATGGCAGAGAACATGGTAAGACCAAAGTCTGCTAGCCAACACGCTTTACCAAACTACGTAGCTGTAGCACCAAGAATGTACAAGGGTGTTATTGAGTCATTGGTTAGAAGGATGGTTCCATTTGCTGACTTGATTCAGATTACCCACCTTAAGCTTCAACAAGTTATTGCCCGTACTGTACCTGATGGTGTCTTTATTGATGCTGATGGGTTGAACGAGGTTGACTTGGGAACGGGTAATGCGTACAATCCGGAGGATGCTCTTAGGCTTTACTTCCAAACAGGTAGCGTTATCGGTAGAAGCTACACCCAAGATGGTGAGTTCAATAATGCTAGGGTTCCAATCCAACAGCTTACTTCCAATTCGGGAGCTAGCAAGACGCAGATGCTGATAGCAAACTACAACCACTATCTTGACATGATTAGGTCTGTAACAGGACTCAATGAAGCTAGGGATGGTTCTACGCCTGACCCGAACTCTTTGGTTGGTGTACAGAAGCTAGCAGCACTCAATTCAAATACCGCCACTAGGCATATCCTTGAAGGAGGATTGTTCATCTATCGTTCATTAGCTGAGGCTTTGACGTATAGGGTTGCTGATATTCTTCAGTATGCTGACTTTAAAGATGACTTTGCCAATAAGATAGGTAAGTATAACGTATCTATACTTAATGACATTAGTGATTTATACATATATGACTTTGGTATTTTCATAGAGATTTCTCCTGACGAAGAGCAGAAGGCTCAGCTTGAGGCTAACATTCAGATTGCTTTGTCCAAGGGTGACATAAACCTTGAGGATGCTATTGACATTCGTGAGATTAAGAACCTCAAGTTGGCGAATCAGTTGCTTAAGATGAAGCGGATTAAGAAGCAGGAAAGGGAGGAGAAGATGGCAATGCAGCAACAAGCTATGATTTCTCAGCAACAGCTTAAGTCTCAGGAGATGGCAGCTCAGACAAACATGGCTAAGATACAAGCTGAGACTCAGTCTAAAATGCAGATTAAACAATCTGAGGCTGCGTTTGACATTGAGAAACTAAAGGCTGAGGCTGAGCTTAAGAAAATGTTGATGGCAGAGGAGTTTAGCTACAACATGCAACTTGCCGGAATACAGCAGAGTGCATTGGGTGCTAGGGAAACTCAGAAGGAAAAAGAGAAGAATGCTCGGATTAGCAAGCAAAATACTGAGCAATCAAAACTAATAAACCAAAGAAAAAATAACCTGCCACCAATAAACTTTGAATCAAACGAAGATTCATTGGATGGTCTTAGCTTTGGTGAATTTGAACCTCGTTAAAAAGGTATTTATTTTTTGTATAAATTTGTACCAAAATCATATCAAATGGAATTTACTGTAAGAGCAATTGAAAATTCTGAACCCAAAAGCATTCAGGAAGTTGAGAAAGAGTTACTTGAAAAGCATGAGCAGGAGATTAGTGGGCAGGTAGATAATGCAGTTACTATTGACGACACAAAATTGCATCCATCAGCTGAAACCACAAACGAAACTTCTGAACTAACAGAAGACCAAGTTCTTTCATATATTGGAAAGCGATACAATAAGCAAATCAATTCATTTGATGAGTTGATGGCTGAGCGGAAGGAGAATGG